CAGTAACGATCTTGCCTATATCTAAGATTCTTGGTGGTGATTCAATACCACTGGGGGTAAAGGAGAATATCCTTGACCAAGCAGGTGTCTTACTAATAAAATAAGAATTAGTTCCCACCTCAACAGGAGGTATATTGGGATCCATCTCATAGTTAGAAATTCCATTAATAATTGAGTCAGATGGTGTCAGATTACCAGACTCTGAGTACATCATGTATTGCTGATTCTGACTGAACAGAACTAGACCACGGGCAGTAGGTAAGACTGCAAACAGTTGAGCAGGTCTAATACTTGAGCAAGATAAATCAACAGGATCAGCAGGGGACGATGCAGACGAAGTAATATGGTAGAAGTTAAAAAACTCTCCAGACTGACTCATCGATACATTTTCACCTGTTAAATATCCAAGTCTATTATTGTGGAAAAATACATGAGATATTTTACTGTTAACAAAACTAGGATGACTATTAGTACTATCATCACCAACTAGTCTATTTGTATATGCAGCTTGTCTAAAAATAAAAGTATTAGGTGCAGTGTTAATTAACTCGTGCGGCATTGTAGCTGCATCAAGACCCGGTGAAACAGAAGGCGAAACAGTTTCTTCCCAGTAACCTACGCCTACAGTTCCTGAACCACCGATGCCTACAAACTGAGCGTAATAAGGAGTAGAAGCTACCTTGGTATTTACCACTTCTACAATACGACCGTGTAAGGCTTCAGAGGGTAAATCAGAAGCTATTTCTACAGCACCTTGGAAAGAGTGCAAAGCATCTCCATTCCTACCTCCTGATGCATCTAAAGTAAAATCAGATGCTTTTGTAATCTCAAGAGTTGTAGCACCTTGTGTAATAGTCAACCCAGATACAGCAGCATTAAGTAGGGTTTTGAGATTAGTTAAAATCTCAGAAGCATTTAAAGCTGTGTTTGTAGCAGTATTGACAAAGTTATCTGCATTACGAGTGGTATATGTAACAGTAGTTCCATCTACAGTGATTTTATAATCTGAACTATACTCAACTGTAGATATAGAAACAGTACCATTCCTCTTAAAACTATAACTAGGTGTAGCTTGAGGTAATACAGTAGTAGTTTTATTAACAAGAATTGTAGTATCCTGAACGGTAAGAAGATAGTAATTATCTCCAGTTGTTGTAAGATAACTAGAGGGATTAACACCCCCGGTTGCTTGCATAGTGACTGAAGCTTTTACATAGTTACCGCTAGAATCTGGAGTTGCATTCCAAATATGGATGTCAGTACCATCAATACAACCAACGTAAACCTCATCATCATCACGGTTTATGTAAAACCATTTTGCATTATCAAATACTGGAGTTGTATAATCAGTTCCACTTCCGTTATGCAGTGCATCTAAAAATTTAATACCGGGTCGTTTAGTAAGACCTAGAGTAGGGTCTGGATAAACATTAACTGCTTCTACTACTTGACCGGGTAATTTTTTGTCATCAGGTTGTGTAGAAACACCACCTAAGAAATTAGGGATACGTTGAGTTATTGAAGCCATTAGCGATAGAGAGCTTTATATGGTTGATAGCTGAGATAGAAATTCTCACCTTCTGGATGACCAAAGAATGTATAGTCAGCCTGGTTGCAGTCATACTCAAGAGCATTAGCACGTAAAGTTTGCTCACGTTGACTTAGAATTTGGAACTGTGTAGGATCACCTACAATTCTAGAAGAAGTGATTGCAGCTGCTTTAGCTACAATATAATCTTGAATTGGTACAGGTAGATCTACCCAATCAAATAACCAAACAACATCGCATTCAACTTTATCCTCAAAGGTGTATGTATGTTCAGCCTTATCGTAAAGTTTACCGTTACGGCGACACACATCCTTATCTCCAAAACGTGTTGTCAAATCTATTTGCAAAATATTATTTGCAATAAGAATTTCTTTGTTTGAGTCAGGAGAAAATGGATAATGATGTTCTTTATTGAATGACCAACCCTCAGCCTGTACTTCCCGAGACACATTTTTGAGAGTGTCATAGGCAATCGAAACGTCCGGGTTTGTTTGCTCAAGGGTGGTGACAGGCGCTTGACCTACTGCCGCCAGAATTTCATTAACTGCAGCAAGCTCTGTCTGTGCGTTAGTAGTTGGAAAAGCCATAAGAATAAAAAAAAGGGACCCCGAAGGATCCCTTGTGTGTAAATAAATTAGAATGCAGAAGGAGCACTGTTAGTAACATGCAGCTCAACAGAAGCTGCAGGGTTCAGATAATCTGCACCACATGCCAACCGGCCGAGCATCACGTCGCCTTGGTAGACAACGGAAACGTCTCCACTGGTGACTTGCACCTGTGGACCGATTGCTTCAACCATACCGGCTGCTTCCTTTTGGAAGATCAGACCACAAGACGTGGCACCAAATTCAGAAGCAGTACCGTAGTCATTGTTGATACCAGTGGAAGCGCCAGAAGCGTCTTCCATGGCTTCACCAACGAACGAACCAACGTTAGCAGGAGAGGTAACGCCAGTAGTTCCACCGTACTTAGTACCGTACTTACCCAGGAACGGGATGTTCATGGACTTGTAGATCTTGATACCAGCGATCTCAATGATTCCGTTGCCGCCTTGCAGCGCGGTTCCTTGAGCATCGCGGTTTACCAGACCGTTAGAACCAACAGCTTGGATCAATTCGTAATACTGACGAGGGTTTAGTACGGCCACTCTGCCGTCACTACTAACACCCTTCTCATCTAGCGCAGCAGCTGCGTCGTAGAAGGCTGAGACAAGGTGAGCAGAGCTGTAAGCATCAGCTTCTGTACCAGAACCAGAACCGACTTGAATCTGAGTACCACCAGGCTCTACAAAGCCAGACTTGGTGATAGGAGATGCAGCGCGTGCACCACGTGCTACAGCACGGAATGCAAGCCGGTCGTATTTCTCAGCAAGTGCATAACCGATCTTGCGTGAGATCTCCGAACGAAGATCGTAGTGAGAAAGTACTTCATCAAGGTTGTAGACAAAGGCTGAGCTAATCAGCAGGTCATCAACAGTGATGGTCTTTTCTGCCACTGGCGGTGCACCGTCATCGTTACCTAGGATGCTACGACCAGGAGTATGGAACTCAGATTTTGTGCGACCAGTGTAGATAAACTGAAGAGACTTACCGTTCTTCAGTGTACGCTTCATGATCAAATCACGGGCGATAGTATTATTCTGAAAACCCTTAAACATTTCGCCCGAGAAAAGTTTAAGGTATAGAGCACGGGCATCTCCCGTACTGTTAGATTGGCCAGGCCGTACAAGTTGAGCTTCAAGCTTGCCGCTGGCTGATTGTTGTGCCATTATTAAAGATAAAAGTTTGTATGTATAACCGTTATCAAAGCTTTGATTGTTTGTGGTCTATCCCACCGTCTAGACGGCAGCTAAGGTATCCGCGTACGGGCTTAGTGCCATAGGCATGGGAGGTCCGACTCTGAGGTGCATCCCACGCGTTTACTTCTTAGAAGGTAATATTAGAGTTCTGTAGTTTAGTCAGGACATCTGTACGATATGCCTCATCATTATCATAACGAGGATCATTCATAGCTTGGACAAGTTCAGCTTGACTGCGGAAACCACTAGCAGTTTTAGGCGCTTTACCAGTTAGCATCTTACCTTCATAACCTTGACTATCTGCATACTGGAGAGCAAGCGAACGTGCTGCCCAAAATGCAGCTACCGGATCACTGTCCATAGCTTTGTCATAAAGGGTTTGCTCTTGGTCAGAGAGATTATTACTAGCCCATCCCATCAAAGTGTTGTAAGCTTGCTCACCGCCAACCATCTCATGAATGGTATCTACATGTTCTTGTGTGATATTGTTTGATTGCGACTGTGATTCAACTTGTTGACGATATGCAATATACATATCAGCAATCTCAGATGAATTCAAGCTTTGCAGTTTATTGACAGTTTCTTCTGAAGGCTGATCCCCAGCAGCTTCCCAAAGTTCATCTAGAAATGAGTAGTCAACATCCTGTTGATCAGTAGACTCTTCAGTAGTAGCTTCAGGTTCTTCAGTTGATTCAGTTGAATCTTTATCACCTTGTTTACCAAGTTTAGTTTGAAGTTCAAGATAAGCTTTTTCTAATTGTTGAGGATCAGAGAACTTACCAGCAAGTAGTGTCTCTTGTTCCTGAGCCATTTGCTCACCAACTTCTAAAGCTTCTTGTTCAGCTTCATTCAATACAACTTGTTCAGTTGACGGTTCAGATTCATTATAAGTTAGAGTATCAGACATAGGTGGTTTACTGTTGTTGTTGTGCAGCTGCTTGCTGCTCTACTTGTGCAAACTTACCTTGTTGCTTAGTAAGTTCCATTTGTTTTTGTTGTTCCATAGCTTCAGCTTGCTCTTGCTGAACATCTTTAGCCGATTTAATTAGATTAAGAGGATCAATTCCTTGTGCAGCTGCTAATCGTTTTACGACTTCCTCTGGATTAATATACTGAGCGATAGCCTCTGGACCCATGGTCTGTGCAATTGTGCCTAAGAACTGTCCTAGACTTTCACGATCTTGACCACGTCCAAGTGCATTGATACCAGCAACAATTGTAGGTTTGACAATACCTTTAGGTATCTTTGGAATTTCTCCAGTCTGTTGATAAATAGATAGTTTTCTATTTAAATAAGGAACAAGGAAATCAATGGTCAGAAGACTGAACAAACCACCGAGTTGTGCTTCTAGTTCCATTTGAGTCATCCGTACCTCTTCAGCGGTAGTACGTTCGCTATCTCTCACATTCATAATTAAGAATGCTTCTGACAATCGACGCTCAAGAGTTTGGATCATCTGAAAT